GCTGATTGACTCCCTAATGTATTTGTTAGTACTGCATCATATTTCTCAAATTCAGAAATTGTAGATATTATGTTAGACCCGATTGCTGCAAAGCCTGCTATCCCTGCACCAATACCGAGCATTGATAATGCACCTTCAACTTTTCCAATAGTACCGCTTAGTTTATTAGCTGCTGAATCTGCTACTTGCAACTTGCCCGTGAGCATGTCATTTAGCGTGACCGTATATTTTACATCTTCATTTATTGCCATTTGCCGTCTGTTTTAAGTGCATATTTAATCCACTTCATATACTTAATAAACAATTCATCTTCCACATAGTCCACATCAACTTTAAAATGATACATAATTAACGCTGCCCATTTTGCTATGTCGCTAATGTCATCTATGTTAACGTCTTCTATTTTTTTTTAAACTGCGATAAAGCAGTTTCAATCAAATTATTAGCCACGAACACAGCACCAAAATAAAACTTGTCATTGCTCATTATTCGTGGGTCACTTTCCTCTACAATTAAACAACTATCTAATATGTCTGAAGCTGCTGTGATAGGTTTACTTATACCTTTATCCATTAGCATCAATTTAACGTGTCTTGGTGGCTCTTTAATGTATCCAACAACTGCAGAGCCATCTTCATCGTATCCCAAATATGGCACTACTTTTACTTTGTGAATAGATATTAATTCAGCACACTTTAACTCAATCTTTTCTTCGATTGTTAATTCTTTTACTTCGTTTTCTTGCATGATTTATTTTGTTTCTACAAAAGTAACATTTTTAAATTCAAAAGGCGGTATTTCTACCGCCTTTTTTTATCAAACCACAACCATGAAAAAAACTTAATTAACGTGGTCAATCAATCCGATAATCAAAGGTATTTCTACCATTGATTTAGTGTCTCCTTGACCAATTGTAAAAGGGTCTTCCAAGAACTCACATGCTCTTAACACATCAAGTGTCGGTTGAACTCGTGTACCTTGAAATGAAACCTGTATATCGAAAAAAGAAATATCCAAAGGGTCACGACTTGGAGCAGCTGCGATTATGCTGTTCCATTCTTCACGATACAAAGTAATTTTACCCTCGTATTCTTTGTTGCCGTAACCTCTTGAAATAGGCTCTGTACCCATTCCATAGTTATTGTCTTTTTTCTGTTTTCGCTTGTATTCGATTTGAGTTATTCCTACAACTGGAACGCCAAACAATACGAGTTTAACGTTTGACCAGCTATAATTTACTCCGTTTATTAATGGATTTGCCATGCTTAACTAATGTTTGTTGTGAATCCAATCGTAACTTCTATTTGTCTTGCTACTCCAATCGGTACTATTTGAATTGAAATTGCTAAAGTATTTGTGCTTAATACATTTTGTGTAGGGTCAATTGTAACTTGTTGTGCTGAAATTTCAGAATTTCTAAGCATCTCAAATAAATTAACCTCTGCTAAACTTGTAAAATAAGCAACTGTTGTATCGGTCAATGTCCCGTCTGAATTAAGCTGTAAAGGGCTATTTAATGCTGGCAATACAGATGAATAAACACCTCTTATCGCTTTGTCAATTGTCCTGTTATTTTCGATATAAGCGTAATCAGAACTTTGTATAATTGACGTGTGTGAATCATTAAAATAAGACCCCGCTAAACCTACAAACTTTTTAAGGAACACATATCTTTTGTTGTTTATAGCATTCAATGAATTAACTGGGATGTTCTTTATTAATTCACCATTTGAAATGGCTGGAGTGTCGCACTCGTATCCATTAGAAATATTGAATTTACCAACCCATGCAATGTCATCGCTTACTGCTGCAAAAGAAACCGAACCTAAACATGCTCCTAAAGTTGGAACTGATTTTCCGTTAGCTAAATATAGCTGATTGCCTAATCCTGCTCCATCTTGACTTATTACGCAACTAACTTTATTAGCTGTGTATGTGTTTAGATTTACAAGTGTTGAAAGGTCTGATACTGCGCTTAAATCTCCAGCATAAATAGCTGAAAGTGGCTTATGATTTGCATCACAATTAGCTACTATTTCATCATTTAATACTTGTAAATCCCCGTCATCAAATGCCTTGTCATCAACATAAACTCCAACTTGCCTTAAAGTACCATCTGCAAAATCTTGCATCAAAGTAACTTCTGTATAGTCGTAAGTTGCTGGTATTTCATAGAATCCTACATAAAGAACACCCTTAGGTGCTAATCTGAAAAATTCTTTTATTTGATAATGCCACACAGCTTGTTTACTTGGTGCGCCTCCGCTTGGCTGCGCTAATGTTCCTGCAAATGTTCCTGTTTCTGTTTTTACAACTGGTGTTCCTGAATTTGGAAATAATCCCTCACTCTTTGGAAGCGTTATTGTAATCGTGTTTGTTCCTGAATTATAAGAAGCTGAAACATTAGTTTGATACGTTGTTGAATTAATCAACGCTGTAATTGCATCACCTTGCAAATCTATTGTCGTTTCAGTTGAAGCTACTTTATAGCTTATTATTGTTTGCGCTCCGCTTATTCCTGTATATACTAATTTAAGCCCATCGCCTGTTGCTCCTAAAGCTGTAATTAAGTATGTAAAAGTCGCACCCGTACCATCGTTTGAATCAGATAATATTCCTTTGCTTTCTGCATCTACTACTGAATAAATTGCTCTTACTCGGTTAGATGTATCCCATCCACTTGGTAAATCTGCATTGTCAGCGTAGAATAAAAGCCCTGAAATATAATCTTCACCAGCCAATGGACGACCTAAACCGCCTTGCCCTTTTATGAAGATAATGTCATTCATTACTTATTCTTTTTTTTCTTTTTTGAAATAGTTTCTACCACCGCCTCTTTTTGAACTTCACTATCTACATTTAACGTTTCAACTGCATCGCCTTTGTTGACCATTCGGCAATTTGAACGAGGAACTAAAAAATAGTCCCCGTTCTCATTTACCCAAATAGTACGGACGTGTGGCAGCCCGTCAAATATTTTTTGGAAGTTCATTACTGTACAATTCTATTGGTTTCAAGCCATTTGTAACCATCGAATACAAACTCTATTACTGCTCTTTTAGCTGCTGTAATAGAAAGTGTTAATCCTGATGCTCCTACTTCTACATTAGAACCTACAAATTTTACTTTACCTGCATTAGCACCATTTTTTACAGTAACTTGAACTTTATCTCCATAAAAACATTTAGTTAATGGAGTGAAGTTAATACTCAAAGAATCTTTCAATGTGTCAATTCTTACGATATTGCTCCATGCATTTAAGTTTAACTTTACTGTATCATTTCCAGTAGCATCTACTGGCTTTTGATAGTTTACTGTTAATGTTCTGAATGTATTGTCATTGTTTGCTCCAGTTCCAAATCTTGGCGTTACTGTTTGTGCATTAACACCTACAGAAAAAAGAATAGAAATTGCAATTATTAAATGTTTCATTTATTATTGTTTTTTTATGTTTAAAAATTACGCTGTTAATGTTGTATAAAGAACGAATTGGTCAGCGAATCCAACTTGTGTATCCATTTTGAAAAGACCTTTTACAAACCACAACTCTGAATTTGGAAGTACTCTTGCCATTTGAAGTGTATTATCTTCAGTTGAGTTAATTCCTACCCATGCATTCGAAGTTGTATCAGGGCATTGGATAGCCAAATAGAAAGTGTTTTCAGGAAGACCCGCAACTGTTTCTATTTCATATCCTCTGAATTGATTGTAAGCCTTTTCGTCAGAGCGGATGTTTTTGTAAGCATCTGTTCTCAAAGCCTCTGCATATTTAGTGAAGTCTACATAAGACATTACAAATTTCAATCCTGCTTTTCCGAATTTACCAAGTAAAGCCTTAGTGTTTGCTGTTGAAGCTACCAAAGCCAAAGCACGAGCCATTGCATCTCTGATAAGTTCTTGAGAACCTGTTGGAGTACCGCTTGCAATTAGTTCTTTAGGTGATGTTACAAGTGCAGTTGAATTATTATCCAAAAGTTTCTTAATAAGACCATCAAAATAGAAATAATCCGCTGCTGCTGCAACCTCGCCTACAGTAGTAGGGTCTACGTTTGCTCCTGCAGTATCATAATCTTTACGACTTCTAT